AATAGAGCGTTTAAATTTCTAGTGGTACTTGGGGTCATCTTTTGCGAGAAGTGCGCTGAAACCCCAAACAGTAAGGCTCAAATGGCGTGTTTTAACGCAGTACATACATACCCTTCGGTACAGTTCTTTCAAGGGCGTATTGAATTGCGTAGCGACTTCCGTCAATGGCGTGGTTCCAAGAGTCTCTTGGGATACTGCCCTTTAGCTTCCATGCGTAATTGTTAAACTCCCGTATTAAATTCACAGAGTCCTTATCTACAACTATATTGTAGTCTTGCATAAGGGCGATGCCTGATAAGATGCTACCTTTCTTTTTAATGGTAGGCGTAATGTTTTTAAGTCCTTTAGTCTTTAACTCTGATATAAGGCGTGGCTCACTATTGTCGCATACAATCAGATTATTCCCTGCATACCTTCTACACATCTCAAATATATTAGACGTGGATAGTCCAGCTTTATAGAAGTGTTCTTTTATCCATATAGTCTTTCGTAGCTTGTCTACCGCAACTTCAGTTAGGGTTGAAGGGTCAACGCTGAATCCAAAGTCAAGTCCAAAGATAGTGTCGTACTCGTTATTAAAATCGCCAATCTCCCAATGAGTAAACACAACTCCTTCTGCTTTCTCAAGCCATCCACCTAATATCTGATGCTTGTATTTCTCTGGTCTCCTTTGGCGCATTACCTCCACTTGCTCTACAAAGGATGGAGATAAGTGTTGCTTGTTATCAAGGTAGGTTGTATGAATGTAGCTGACGTTCTCTTTAACGCCATTATAACCGTCTGTAATGCCTCTATTTTCAAAAAACCTCTCATATATCCAATGCTGTTTAGTTGTGGGGTTTAGAATGAGGATACAGCGATTCTGCTTTCCAGTAGCACGAACAGAGTAGTCTATCTTCTCAAACGATTCCTCGTCTGTAAGTTCCTCTGCTTCATCCAAGACAAATGTCGTAACACCTTGAATAGACTTGAGTTTGGCTGTTTGGTCTCCACTCGCAGTCTTAATACCACTAAACAGAATGCTGCTTCCTGTTAGGTTATTTATAATCTCGTTCTTTGTTATAGTAAAATTATCTGCAATACCCATAAGTTCAAGTTTCTCCAAGAACTCTGGTATAATAGACATAGATGCCGAAGTCATTGTATATCGTGTAAACAGTATACGATGCCCTCTTTCGTATGTTAGAAGCACCAAGAATGTGTTTACGCCAAACGACTTACCACTTCCCCTACCACCTGTAATTACAAAGTATCTACTAGGGTCTCTAAACAGAGGGTTGTATTTAGGATTAAGATTTACCTTCTTCATCCTTTATCTCTGTTGCTTCGATGTCAATAGTTTCCTCTGGTTGTAAGAAAGATATTACAGGAATGTTTACCTCCTGCTTTACGTTAATATCCTTCTGCTCTTTCGGCTTTCCATACTTGTACTCCCATAGTAGGCGCAAGTGTGCAAAGGATTCCTTACTCATCTCTGCAAGTGCTTCCCACGCCTTCTTCTCACTTCCAAAGGCACGTTTCATTGAACCTAGTGCAAAGTTCTTTATATCCGCTTCTTTGGCTTTAGGTTTCCTTCCCTGCCCTCTGGACACTCCTTTTATTGCACCGTTGTTTCTACGCCCATCTGAATATGGAACGTGTGGCTTCTTCTCTTTCGGCTCTGGTTTTGGCTTGATTGGTATTCCTAATTCAGCTTTCTTCTCGTCTGATATTAGGCTTCTCTTTTTTGGTCTTGGCATGTTTAAATAATAAAGTTCATACCAAAGTGTTTAACTATCTGATTTACTGTGAGTAATACCTAGTCATCAATGTATCAATCTGGCGATTGTAATACTTAACCACATCTTCGTTATCTTCTTTTTCTTTCGCCAATGCTAATTGGTCTTTAAAGTAGGCGTATGCCCTTATAAATGTATTCTTCTTTAGTTTCATTTCTTAATGTTTTTTTTAAATGTTTCCCAAAGTTCGTTATCTTCCTTATCGTACTCATAAAAAGCCTCAACACTAGACACTCTAATAATTGAGTCTCCATCCATTTTCAGCTCTATTGCTTGCTCTAAACTAAACCAAGACTCTAACCCCACGAACTTAATGAGTCCGTTTTTGTCTTTTATTCTGTATTTCATTTAGTTTATTATTCTTTTTATTGTTCTCTGTACCATTCCCATATTTGGTTAGCTGGATAGCCGAGCGAGTGAGAGATTTTTTCTATTAACTCCATAAATTCACAATACTGTAAATCATCGTGTTTAGTTTCAATGCTATGTATTTGTTCGTAATGCTCAATAGTTATCTTCATATTGCTGTTTTTAGTATATTGAAGCGCTTATCCCTTCAGAGGCGTAATAAACCTTTGTCTGTTGATTTCTCGGTTGTATGTTATTGGATATAGCTTCCTTTAAATCATTATTCAACTTCTTAATCTCCTTCTTCAAATCAGAAACCTCTATTTTAAGTCTCATGTTCTCTTCTTCTAAATCAATCTCTGGCTCTCCTGCAAGACCGTAAAATTCATTTCGTATTGAATTATACTTATTCCTAAACACCTTGTCTTGGGCGTAGTCTATTTCAAATTGATTTATCTGATGCAATACAGTAGCATGATTCTGTTTTAAAGGCAATGTCTTTCCTATTGAGTCAAGAGACATCTTTCTGTAAAACTCTTTCATTAACTTGTAGTACATTCTTCTAGCAAATACAACTTCTCTTTTTCTTGTCTTTGCGCCCAGCTTAACGCCAGTCTTTTCCTCTACTAATTTTTTAAGGTAATCTAGTGACAATTCCATCTAATTCTTGTTTATATTGTTCATACGCTTCCATTGCACCTTGTATGCATTCATACTGCTCTGTATCTTTAAAGTATTCTATTAAGAACTTAACTTCTTCAAGAAGCAGCATTCCATCTCTCAATGAGAGTAAAACATCCTCTCGGCACTCTTCTTTAGCTTGGTGATACGTCATCTTTTTTATCGTCTGGCAACTTTTGAATTACCGCTTGAATCATGGCGTATAACGTTGTTACCGCCTTCTCAAGTGATTTAATTCTCTCTTGCTGTGTTAGTTTCTTTTTTCTCAAAGTATTCCTTTTATAGTGTATTGGTCTATATTCTTTGGGTTGTCAGAAAACCAAGTCTTAAATACACCAACCGCATTATCAACTAATCGCTCTCCTTCATAATAGAAATCTTCACTTACATTGTAAACGCCAATGTCTTTAGTTTCCTTATCTATACATAAAAATACAAAATCTTTATATTCTATCCCAAACAAATTGCAATAAATATATACTTGACTTGCATAACCATACTTCTTACAGTTATAAGGAAAGCTACCTTCTGCAAGACCTGTTGTTGTTTTAAGGTCAACAATAGTCTCACCTACATTCAGCGCATCAGCTTTACCCCTAAAAGGTATAGACATAATGTTTCCGATAGCTGGCTTCTCATATTCTAATCCTTCAATTAGTTGAGCAGCATCATTGTTGTTGTACAAAGCATCAGCGAGTCTCATAGTATCTTCATACTCTTTGCGCAAGAACGTCATTGGATTGTCAGCAAACGCCTCCTTATATATCTTGGTGTTTCTTGTGCTGGCATCCACCCAATTAAGGTGTCCAAACTTTTCAGGCTCAAAGACAGCCAAGTGTAAAAGCCACCCAGCAGTCATGGCGCTTGTTCGCTTGTTAGCAAACCTTAAAGACTTTGCGTATGCTTTAGGCGATTTGTTAAGTAACTTCACACTACTACTACTCAAGGCGTTCTTACCCAAGTATTCATAGTAGAACTCATCGTTGTCCATTTGCTTTAGGATAGAATCTTTATCCCAAAACTTTCCGTCTAGTGTAACTATCTGATTACTCATCTATTCTTCTTTTTGCTAGTTCTGGCGCTATAAATTGCATGGGGTGAAATTGCTCAAACACTTTGTTTAGCGCATACTTAATCTCTTCTCTCTTTTGTTTAGCTTCTTCAGAATAGCGCCATTCAGCATAACGCATCTCTTCTTCATATCGCTTCTCCATCCTATCTATTTGTTCAGGCGCAAGAGAACCTCGCTCTCGCATCTTCTGAAATAACTCATTTGATTTACTCATTTTATTTGTTTTATTAGTAACTTAATTAACTTTTCTATTTTATTCAATAACCAAGACAAAGGTGTGTTAAGCATGTAGTGAATTATCTGCAATACACTTTCAAGCATCCAGAATATGAATACAAGAACGATTACAAATACTAACTTCAGTAAGTTTAAGGGGGATAATATAAATCTTAATAACTTGTCCATTTACTTATTATTTTAAGCAAATATACAAACTATTTAGTAATTAACAAAATATAAACAAAAAAAAGAGGCTACCGAAGCAGCCTCAAATCATATAGAAAAAGATGTTTTTAGGAAACATTTACGCAAATATAAAACTATTTTTTATATCTACAAATATTTTTACTATTTTTTCGGATTAAAGTTCTCTTTCCAGATGGTGTAGCAAACTCCCATTCTCTGGTCTATGTCTTTATATTCAGAAACCATTTTAGCATTACCTACGCAACGCACTACAAAATCTTTCTGCTTCTCGTATTTCTTTGGCTTAATTAGTGGCATATTAAAGTAATAAATATATTTTAAAGCGTTTCGATACTGTTTAAGTCAGCATTTTTTATTTCGTAAGTAGGCGCTTTCATTTTGAAAGTCGTTCCATCTGTTCTTGTTCTTATAGAGCCTTCTTTGTATAGTAAAGACCTATCCATCAATTCATCTTTAGTAACCCAACCACAAATAGTAAGGTTGCTTGTTTTCTTATTTATGGAACAAAATATATAAGCATCACAATCAAAGTCAGATTGATAAGAGATGAAGTTGTTTACATAATAGGGTTTTGGGTCAACCGTTCTACCCATAGTCTTAACATCTACTTTCATTCCGTTATACTCGAAATCAAAACCGCCATCAAAACCATTATTAAGATTGCTATTTGCGCCAAAATGATTTTTAACAACGGATTCTCCTAACAAGCCAACATACTGCTCTGTCTTATTGCCATTAGCTTTATTTCTATTACCTACGTTATTATCTTTTAAGAAAGACCACACACGCTTCTTTAAGCCATCATCTATTTTTATAATCATGATTTCTTATTAAACTCATTGTGTATCTTTAGTAGTTTCTGCTTTACAGGTTTGAAACAACTGCTGCAATTTGTGGGTTGCAATTTATCATTGAAGATACGATTATAAACAGAATAAATCTCTTTAACCATACTACCGCTAATCGTGTTTCTTGACCTCTCAAATAACCATTGAATTGTATCCAGTTCTTCATCCGTTGGCGCATTGTATTTACCGTAAGGGAATAAATCATTTAGTATTTCCTGCCTCTTATCGCAACCGCAATCCTCTCCTAGAACTGCCTTCGCTAATTTATCAATGCCAGTCTTACGAAATACCTTCTCTACGGTATCGCCAATACCTGTTGACTTAATCTCCTGTGATTTCTTTTCTGATTGCTTCTTTTGCATTTTTCAATGTATTAAATATGCTACTTAAACTTATTTTAGTTTCTCTGGCAATATCCCTCATAGACATACCCCTATGATAATAAAGATTGAAGATACCTTTGTCGTACCAATACCAATCCTCAACCAGAGTTTCAACTCTTTTAAATAGTGCTTCCTCTTTTTCTTTTTCTTCGATAGAATCCAAGCTATCCTCATACATTCCTTTAAAATCATCATCCGTAATCTTATCCGTTGAAAATACAATCGGATTCTTTTTGCAACTTGTGTGTATATTCGCATAATATAAATTTCTTAACGTAATATAAATATAAAAGGTGTTAACCTCTGTATCGTTATACATAATTTTTTGAGGGTCTTTAACATAGTCAAAAATCCTAACAAACATCTCTTGGACAAGCTCTTTAGCCTGCTCATCTGAAATGCTAAACGACATCGCCATGTTGTACCAATCATCATATTTATTTGCGAGTTTTTCTAACAACTCTTCCCTCGTCAACATAATCTATTATAGTTAAAATTTGTTCAATCGAATTACAAACAGCATAATTACCATTCCACTTCTCTTGAAATTCTACCTCATCAGGTGTTAACTTCTGTTGACTCTTTGTTTTATTTCCGTCTTTTAACTCAATCATAAAGTTTTCATTTCTGTACCCTAATATTAAGTCTGGCGCACCTCTACCCAACTGATGGGTGTGTAAGACTGAAACGCCTAAATCTCTTAATTGTTTTACTACTTCTTTTTGGTTTGCATCTACTCTTGCTTTTTTTCGCATCTTAAAACATCTATATCCTTAAATGGTGTGTATCCATCAAAGTAATACCTTTGTTCTCTTATGTTAAAATTGATGCCCTCCACATCCTGTGGAATACCAACTAGCTTTTGTTTCTTAATCTTTTGTGAACCAAAGATAACACTTGTATCCGAGAAATCCAAAGCACGATTAGGTCTCCATACAAACATCACATTATCTGCCTTGTCTGAAAACGTACCGCCACCCTTAATTCTATTCACATCAGGTTTATAATATCTGCCACTTTCATCCTTTTGTGGTGTAACTTGATGCGCCACTAAATTTACGGATATATGATTCTCAATAGCAAATCTCTTTAACTCACTCATGAAACGACTTATATATAAATCTTCACGCTCTCCCTTGTACATCTTATGCTGCACCGTATTGTATGGGTCAATGATTAAAGAACGAATACCCTTTGTCTTAACAAGAAACTTTGCTCTATCAAATATAGAATCCAAGTTAAAGTTCTTTCTAGGGTATATTAGGAAAAAGTGCTTCTTTACAAAGTTAATCGCCTCATAATACTCATCCTTTGTCATCTGATTATTCTTGTAATATGGGTCAGCACTCTTGCCAATGTACATCTCTACAATGTCGTTAAAAAAGTCTTTCATCGGCATATTTTCAGGACTAAATACGCCAAATTTCCAACCATCGTGAAATGCCTTAACAGTAGCAAGCTGGTTCAAAAGCAAAGACTTTCCTTCATTCTGATACCCAGTCCATATATTAACCTCTCCCATTCTCCAAGTCCAAGCCCTATCTATGTGAGGAATGTATGTACTTGAACCTCTTTCTTGACCATTCTCAAAACCATCCATCATAGACTCAACAACATCATCAACATCAAAAATACCTTCTACTTTAGGCGCTTCAGCCATTTTAAGGCGATTACGGAGACTTTCCACACCTTCCTTAACCAAAACCTCATTAGCATCCTTAAACGGTCTTAAATCGACTATTTTACACTTCTCTGCGCCAAAACGTCTAATTAACTCTTGTTGCAAGTTTC